TCCAGGGCGCCAAGACGTGGGCGGTGAACTGCGAATCAAGATCGACCAGGAAGGCCGCGCGCGGGTGGCGTCGATGAAAGCCAATGGCGGCCTGGACTACAGCGTGGAAAGCGGCCTGCTAGGGGTGGTGCCGTGATGCTACTCACCCTTCGCCGCTTGCTTGGCCTCTATGTCTTTGCTGGCTGCAGCGAACATACCGCCAGCAAGTGCAGCGCCGCCGGCAACGTAGATCCACCAAGCGGCAGCGGGCAGTGCCCAAGCTATGGCCAGACCGCCTGCGACACCAACAGCACCTGCAATCAGAGCAGCCTTCTCAATAGGTTTCATGCGTTGTCCTCCTATGACGTGATTGAAGGGAGCGTAGCACATGACCTGGCGTGACCGTATCGACCCTGAGCTGCGCGGCAGCTATCGGGGCGTCGAGTTCTTCGTCGAGCGAGCCGACACCACGGGCGGTCGGCGCTGGCTGGTGCATGAGTACCCGCGCCGCGACGTGCCGTACACCGAGGACATGGGCCGGCGTGCCAAGGAATATCGCCTGGCGTTCTTCGTTGCCGGCGATGACTACGACCTGCAGCGCGACAAGCTGATCGAGGCCCTGGACGCACCTGGTGCCGCCACCCTTGTTCACCCTTATATGGGCACGATGTCGGCGGTGGCCACCGACGTGCGCTTCAGCGAGACCACCCGCGAGGGCGGCGCCTGTACGTTCGAGGTGACTTTCACCGAGTCCGGCCTGCAGTTGGAGCCAGCCACCTCGGTCGATACCCAGCGCGAAGTCGGCCAGGCCGCTGATGCGGTCGAGAAAGAGGCCGAGAAAGACTTCCTGGAGCGCTGGAGCGTCGAGGGGCTGACGGGCTTCTCCCTGGATGCCATCGAGCGCGATCTGGCTGCGGTAGTCGACGGCCTCGATCAGTTCGTGGGCGATATCGCCGAAGAAATCACCAGTGTGATCCGCTTCCCGGTGAACATCGTTGGCCTGGTGCTGGGCGGTTATAACCGTATCCGCAACGCGGTCATGCGTCCGGTCAACGCCCTGGACCTGTACAGCGGCAACAGCGTGTTGTCCCTGGGCGGTTCCGGCCGACTGCGTACCACGGCCGGCACCCCGGCCAGGGCGGTGCGGATGCTGCGCGAAGCCGGCACGGCTGGCGACTCGGTCGCGGTACCGCCTGCAGACACACCCGAGAACACCCAGCGGGTCGGCAACGTCGTCGCGGCCAACCAGCTCAACGGCCGCTTGGCCGCGACCACCGCCGCCCGCGTGGTGGCCGAGACCGACTGGCTGTCGCGCCAGGACGCCGAGCGAGCTGGCCAGGATGCCCTGGCCCTGATCGATCACGAGCTGCAGACGGCCGCGCCGATCAGCGATGACGTTTACAACGGCCTGGTGGCGTTGCGTGCCGCGCTGTCGACGGATCTGCGAACCCGCGCTCTGGCCATGCCCAACCTGACCCAATACACGCCGCAGGCCACGCTGCCGGCCGTGGTGATCGCCCACCGCCTGTACGGCGACGCGACCCGCGCTGACGAGATCTGCGTGCGCAACAACGTCCGCCACCCCGGTGCCCTGCGCGGCGGGATGGCTCTGGAGGTACTCAGTGAGTGATGAGCAAGTAGTCCTGCAGATCGGCAGCGACCGGCATACCGGCTGGCAGGAGGTGAGCATTCGCCTGTCCCTGGAACAGATCGCCGACGAGTTCCAGTTGACCCTGACCGAACGCTGGAGCGAGTCCGGCCAGGTGCGCCCGGTGTCGCCTGACGAAGCCTGCACCCTGCATATCGGCGACGAGCTGCTGCTGACCGGCTTCCTGGACGAAGTACTGCCGGACTACGACGCGACCACGCACACCATCGTGGCCAACGGCCGCAGCAAGGCTGCTGACCTGGTCGACTGCAGCGGCAAAGAGCAGCGCTTCGCCAACCGCACGTTGCAGCAAGTCGCGGCATCTTTGGCACAGCCCTACGGCATCGAGGTCATCGACACCGTTGGCGCGACCAAGCCCCTGCGCTCGTTCGTCCTGGAGGGCGGCCAGCCCATTGCCGAGGCCATCGAGCGCGCCGCGCAGATCCGGGGCGCGCGCGTAGTAAGTGACGCGCATGGGCGCCTGTTGATCGTTCATGCCGTGCAGCGCGAGATCCGCACCGCCCTGGTCCTGGGAGAGAACATCCGCAAAGCGTCTGGCGTATTCAGTAACCGCGACCGCTTCAACCAGTACATCGTCGAGGGGCAAACCCCAGGCGATGACCAGTGGAACGGCTCCAACGCTTCCGGCCCACGTGGCACCGCCACTGACCCGCGAGTACGCCGGCCGCGCACCACCTTGGTGGTATGCGACACCCCGGCCGACGGCAGCGACTGCTCCGAGCGGGCCGAGCTGGAGGCGCGCATGCGCTGGGCGAACGGTCGCGGCGTGACCTACACCGTCAGCGGCTGGAAGCATGAGCAAGGCGTCTGGCGGCCGGGCGACCTGGTGCCGGTGCGCGACCCCTGGTTGGGCCTGGACGAGTCGCTACTGGTTAGCGCCGTGCAACTGATCGACGGTCTGGATGGGCGGCGCGCTGAGTTGCGCATGGTGCCGCCTGCAGCCTTTGAGCCGGTTCCGATATCGGAGCCTAAATCTGGGTCGGGTTCGGGTGCCGGCGACGTGGGGTGGAATTAATGGATCGCCGCCAGATGTCTCGTCTGCTCAGCCCGATCTGGCGCCGCATGCGCCTGCTGGTCTCCCGTGGCGTGCTGCAGATGAGCAAGGACGCGACAGGGCTGCAGGAAGTCCAGGTAACGCTGCAGGGCGATGAGCCCGCCTGGGCCGAGCGCTTCCAGCAGTACGGCCTGACCTCAGTGCCCCACGGCGGCGCCGAAGCCGTGGTGGCATCCGTGGGCGGTGCCCGTGCGCACCTGGTCGCTCTGGTCGTCGATGACCGCCGCTATCGCATGGCATCGCTCAAAACCGGTGAGGTGGCCATCTATGACAGCCTCGGCCAGTCCGTGCACCTGACCCGCGAGGGGATCGTGATCAAGGGCGCGGGTCTGCCGCTGGCCTTCGTAGATTGTCCGGTGGTGACCATGGACGGCGACCTCGAGGTCGCGGGCAACGTGCGTGACCACACCAGCACGATGCAGGCCATGCGTGACACCTACAACGCTCATACCCATGGCGGCCCAGGCCCAGACCGGAGCATGAGCTGATGGATGTAGCCCTGGTTTACGACGCCGACGCGAAAGCCTTTGACCTGGCCATCCAGGGCGGTGACCTGGTCACTGACTCGACCCTGCAAACCGCCGTGATGCTGTCGCTCTACACCGACCGCCGTGCCCTGCCCGACGACGTGCTGCCCGACGAAGGCACCGACCGCCGTGGCTGGTGGTGCGATGCCTACTCGGATCGCCTGCAGGGCTCGCGTCTGTGGCTGCTGAGCCGTGAAAAGGATCTGGACTCGGTACTGCGCCGGGCCGAGCAGTACGCCAAGGAAGCGCTGGCTTGGGTCATCGAGGACGGCATCGGCGATGACGTCCAGGTCGAAGCCATCCACCTGCGTCGTGGCGTGCTGCAACTGATCGTTGGCATCGAGCGCCAGAGCACCAGCGTGCTGGCTGGCCGCTATGACTATGTATGGGGAATGACTGATGGCGTTTAACCGACCCTCGCTGCCTGATCTGATCAAGCGGGTCGACACTGACCTGGTCTCTCGCCTGCCGGGCGCGCAGGCCGTCCTGGCCCAGCGCCTGACGCGCATACTCGCCACAGGCGAAGCCGGCGTGGCCCACGGGCTGTATGGCTACCTGCAGTGGCAGGAACTGCAGATGTTTCCCGAGACCTGCGATGACGAGCTGCTGCACCTGCACAGCGTTGGCGTGCCACGCCGGCAGGCTGGCACCGCGTCCGGGCCGGTGATCTTCACTGGCACAGCTGGCGCCGTGCTCGATGCCGGCACCCTCGCGCAGGTCGACGGGCTGGAGTACCGCACCATCCAGGACGCGACCCTGGTCGGCGGCACCGCTACGGTCGAGGTCGAGGCGCTGGCCGCTGGCAGTGCCGGCAGCCAGGCTGCAGGCGTACAGGTGACCCTGGTCTCTCCCGTACTGGGCGTGAACGCCACGGCCACAGTGGGCGCTGCTGGTATCACGGGGGGCGCCGATATCGAGACCTTCGACAGCTGGCGCGACCGCATCATGCGCCGCCGTGCGCGTATTCCCCGTGGCGGCGCCGAGGGCGACTGGGTCGAGTGGGCGCTGCAGGTGCCGGGCGTAACCCGCGCCTGGGAAGATCCGATGGGCATGGGGCCAGGCACCATCGTCATCCGCATCATGGCTGACGACGCCGAAGATGGACCTATGCCGTCCCTGCAGCTCCTGCAGGAGGTATTCGACTACATCGCGGCCCAGCGCAACGTCACCGCGCACGTGTACGTCATCCCGCCAGTGCCGGCGCCGTTCGTGCCTCAACTGCGGGTGACTCCAGACAACAGCAGCACCCGGTCAGCGGTCGAGCAAGCGCTCCAGGATCTGATTCTTCGTGCTGGCCAGCCAGGCGGGACGCTGACCATTTCGTCAATTCGCACCGCAATTGGCACTGCCGCAGGCGTGACCGACTACGAGCTGGAATGGCCGACCGCCAACGTCATCCACGCACATGGCCACCTACCGATCTGGGGAGGTGTCGAGTGGCAGGCCTGACAGCGAACGACTACCGCCAGCAGCTATTCGCGCTGCTGCCGCCGGGCATCGTCTGGAACTCCGACCTGGACTCGACGCTGCAGCGTCTGCTGGCCGGCCAGGCCCGCGAGTTCGCCCGCATCGATGAGCGCGCCATCGCGCTGCTGGCCGAGAGCGACCCGCGCCAGGCGCTTTACACGTTCGAGGAGTGGGAGGCCAGTTACGGCTTGCCATCGGCCTGCGCTCCGGCCGGGCAGTCCATGGCCGACCGCCGCGCAGCGCTGATCGGCCGCATCGTCGGCCGGGGCGGGATGACGATCCAGGACTACCTCGATCTGGCCGAAGGCTTCGGCTACGTGGGCGCCCAGGTAACGGAGTTCCGTGAGGCCACTGTCGAGGTCGATACGCCCACGGGGCACGCCGGGGCTGTGATCGGCGACGACATGAACGATGCAGTCTGGGATCTGACCTGGCGCGTCCTGCTGCCCAACGGCGTAGTGCGGGAGTCCGTCATTGACGAGGCCGTGATCGGCGACCCGCTGCGCTCCTGGGGCGATGAACTCATTGAATGCTCGCTGCGGCACGCCGCGCCGAGCTGGCTAATCCTGCAAATCGGATATCTGGAGGGATAAATGGAAAAGGTAGGTGCTTTCACAGACCGGACTACCGAGGGCGGCGAATGGCGCTCCGGTAACCCGGCCTCGGGGCAACAGGCGACGCCGATGCTGGCGGCGTACTTCAACATGCTGCAGCGCGAGCTGGTATCGGTGGTCGAGTCGGCCGGCATCGAGCTGGACAAGGACGATGACGGCCAACTGCTGCAGGCGATTCGCCGCCTGCGCGGTGGTGCGGCCACGAACTTCGGTCAATGGCTCTGGAGCAACAGCCATGCCGGTAACCCCGGCGCTGGCTGCATTGCGCTGGACAACGCGACGCCAGGTTCTGCCACAACACTATTCATCACCGAGGCCAGCACCGAGGGCGTCGACTTCACGCAAAGCCTCAGCCTGCTACGGGCCGGCGACACCATCACGCTCCAGGAGCGCGATACGGCAGAACTGTCGCACCGCCTGCGCGTGACCGGACCGGCCAGTGATGAGGGGTCGTACCGTTCGATTCCGGTCGAGTATGTCAGCGGCGAAGGCGGCTTGCCCGAGCCAGATGCCGTGGTGTCTGTGCTGCTTACCCAGGCCGGCGCCTCTGACGCCTCGATCCCGCTCTTTATGCCCCAGTGGTGGCCAAACCGCGCCAGCATCCCGGCCGGCTACGCTCCTGCAGATGGGCAACTGCTCTCGCGCGCGACGTTCCCGGACGCTTGGGCCGGCATCCAGGCCGGTAACGTCCCAACAGTGGCAGATGGCACCTGGCTCAGCACGCCGATACAACGCGGCAAGTACACCGCTGGCGATGGCGCTACGTCGTTCCGGCTGCCTGACTACAACGGCAAGTCGCCGGGTTCCATTGGTGCACCGTTCTTCCGTGGTGACGGGGCGTTGTCGGCGGCGGTGGCGGGTGCGATTCAGCAGGACGCGATTCGCGCGCATAACCATAAAAACGGCTTTGGTACCGTTGCTCCGGTCGTTGACCCGTGGGTTTACGGCGGCACAAGCGAAGACCTACCGGGCTCTGCAACTAGCTTTGTCCCTGAGACTTCGGGATCTCCTGTGCAACAGGGCTATACGTCGACTACTGGAGCCGCCGAAACACGGCCGCTGAACGTTACAGGCTGCTGGATTATCAAGATCTTCGGCAGCGTCACCAATCCTGGTAGCGCTGACGCGGCACAGCTTGCAACGGATATGGCAGCGCTGATCACGCGCGTCACAGCACTTGAGGCCAGGCCTTTCTCGGTTCAGTTCGTTAGCTCGTGGGCGCAGATGGTCAACAGCGGCCTTTTGACGTTCACCCATGGGCTTGGTGTTGAGCCGACGAGCATTGAGCTGGTCGCCGAGTGCATAACCGCAGATGGTGGCTATGCAGTTGGTGACAGGGTCAGGCTCAGCCCTGGCGCTGGTGTCTCGTCGATCAACGGCATTCAGCCGGCGGTCTACGCAAACGAAACAAACATCTTTGCCCAGTGCTCTGCCAACGGCTTCGCTTACCTTCCCAAGGGCGGCGGCTCTGGCGTGACTCTGGTGCATGCGCGTTGGCAATTGAGAGTGAGGGCTTGGGCATGACGGCTATGAAGTACTACGTCAGTAATGATGGCCGCTATCTTGGTGGCTGGGACACTAACCCACCACCTGGCGCAATCGAAGTACCCAGCGCGCCCGCCGATGCTCGTCAGCTTTGGCTGGGTGATAGCTGGGGCGAGGTGCCAAGCGCTCCGATCACCTCCCTTGATATCGACATCGAGCGAGACCGCCGTATCGATGCTGGCGTCGAGTTTCAGAGTGTACTGTTTCAAAGCCGTGCGACCGACCGCGAGAACATAGCAGGCGCCGCACAGCTCGGATTTATGGCAGTTGTAGCTGGGGCGCAGGCTGGTGACCTGCGTTGGTCGAGCCCGGACCAGGACTTCGCCTGGATCGCCTCGGACAACAGCCTTGTGCCAATGGACGCGCAAACCGTGGTGGCCTTCGGCAAGGCTGCGGCTGAGCGCAAGCAAGCGCTGATCTTCGCCGCGCGCCAGTTGAAGGACATGGAGCCAACCCCGGCCGACTACACCGACGACAAGTGGTGGCCATGATGGGGCGCTTTCCACTTCCACTAAATGTGCAACTGATTAACGGCGGCGAGCTGGCCCGTTTGCTCACTGAGTTCATGTACCACGACCCGGAAGGGCAATCGGTTCGAGTGCCGGCCGGCTTCGAAACGGACTTCGCCAGCGTGCGCCCACTGCGCAACATCGCCGTGGGTCTGCTCGCTCTGAGCCTGCTAGTGGGCTGGTTCCTGCCGATGCTTGGCGCGGCGGTCGGTACCGCCGGCTATGGCGCCCTGGCGCTGTACGCCAGCGTCGTCGGCTATGGCCACGCGGCGGCGACCATTCATGACCGCCTGTACGCCACCGGGGAGTTGACCCGCTACTGGTCAGATCGGGTTTTCTACCACGCGCTGCGCTCCAGTGGCGTGGCCCGCTGGCGAGCCTGGCTCATGTATGCCGGCGTCCGCATCGGCGGGCACTGGCGCTACAACAAGCAGTAAAAAGAGGGCGACCCGTTTCGAGTGTTCCAGCACCCAAACGGGCCGCCGACCAGCAGAGATAGCCTGCAAGCCAGCCAAGGCCCTCCTGCTCGCGCGAGCGCCGGGGAGCCTACCTGAAAGAAGGCAATTTTGCAGGATGTTTGACATACGTTGCGGCGGCTGCGGCCGCCTGCTTTGCCGCGTAAGCGGTTGCTACACCCTTCAAATCAAGTGCCCGCGTTGCCGGTCGCTTAATAGTCAGACAGCCACGAGCTGCCCAATCCCTGAGCGCCATGGAGCGCCTCGATTCGAGGCTGCTCATGGCTCAAAGGAAAGACCACCATCCGGCACAACCGGGCAACTACAACCAACCGTCCACTGATCAGGTGGGCTACATCCAGGGAGAACATGCGGTGGCCGGCTTCGGCTGCCGCGACTTCTACGTCGCCCTGATCCCTCGCGCCGAGGCAAACCGCATCATCATGGCCAACCACTACTCGGGGCGCATCGTTGCTAACTCCTATATCCACCTGGGCTGCTGGGTGGATGGAGTCATGCGGGGCGTGCTACAGCTCGGCTACGCCATGAACCCCGTAGCCGGCGCTCAAAAGATTGTCGCAGGCACCGAGGTCGACCAGTACCTGGAGCTCAACCGCATGTGGTTCGATGACATCGCACCGCGCAACAGCGAGAGCCGGGCAATCTCCTATGCGTTCAAGCTGATCAAGCGCATCTGCCCGCGTGTGGCCTGGGTACAGTCGTTCGCTGATGAACGATGCGGCGGCTGGGGAGTGGTCTATCAGGCCGCGAACTTCCTCTACTTCGGCCACCATCGCACCAGCTTCTACGAGCTGGACGGCGAGACCTATCACGAGATGCTGCTGACTACGGGCAAAAAGGGTGGTGGGCGGGGGCGCTATCTACGGGAGAACATCGAAAGAGCCACGCGACGCAGTCTGCTGCAGTTTCGCTATATCTACCTGATCAAACCGGCCTGGCGTTCCCGGTTCAAGAAGCTGCCCCTGCCATTTCCTAAGCCAGGCCAGCCCCTACCTGATCGGCGGAAGTGCAGGCAGTCGAGGATGCCAAATGTCCCGCGTAAAACTGACATGGCGACCTGACCGAGCTATGCCAAACAAGCTGCGCGGCGGTGCCAAAACCGTCGCGCGCTTACAAAAGGCCAGGCGCCGCCAATTCCAATTCCGCAAAGATTACGCAAGCTCGCGACCTGGTCCCCTTCAGGAGGCCGAGTGGAGGTGTTGCGTAGGGGAGCGAGCCGCATGGATGCGGCGAAA